ATCTGCTCTAATCCTTTAGCGATTTGTTTGTACATATTTAGCCCAGAAATCTCTAATGCTGGGTCTTGGTGCATGTACACGATTTCTTTGCCGTCAGAGGCAATTTTGAGCCAATGAAGGCATGTTTTTTTGACCACTGGGTCTATTTCAGTCCCCAGATAGAGTATTGTGGTTTGGTGAGACATATTTATTTTGGACTGTTATTGGAGAGAGAGGGATAATATCTGCCCCGAGGTACTGAAGTATCTTGTCGTAACCCTCTTGTACGATATCTTCGTACCAGATATTAAGAAAATGAGAGTACTTTGGTTGCAGATATTTTCGTAAGTACTCGCAATGAGTGTGAGCAATCTGCAACGCCTCTTCAGGATCGTACCCTTCAGTTATTGGTGGGTGTTCTTTAAAGTAATGTATGGGGGCTTCTTTACCTCGAGTGTTACAAATAGCATGGGACTTTGCAGCGTCAATAGGGTTGCGAAGCAGATGAATTATTTTCTTAGCGTAGGGGCTACCTTGCCAGTAGGTTTTTATGTAACCATTGAACTGGCTTTCTTTATCGGGCATTAACCACTCTCGTTTACTCATTCTTTCTCCTTGGCACGTAATTTGTGGATGGGAGTTTAGTGCTGAAGCCACCATGTGGGTACCACAACGAGAGGAAGAGTAGATGCAAAAATCATAAACCATATTTAGGTATGATTACCTCTCGGTAATAATCCCCCCACATTTTCAAGGCATAATCCCAAGAGGCACGGGAAAGTTTATTAGCGTAGTTGTGGGTACGATTAAAGTTTCGTTCTTTGTGAGCGTACCAAGTGTTTTGATTTAACATTAACTCCCCTCCAGCTTTCCAAGTCTTCATGGTCATTTCAGTAGAATCTTGATAGAGGGTTCCGTACCCTTCTTCTTGAAGTTCGCCAATAACGTTATCCCACCAGTCATGGGGCATAACCCACACTGATCCTTGCATTGCAGTTTTAGGTTTTAACGGTTGATCATCGTCTGCTTCACGCCACGGCAAGGAAGCAAATTTATGGTGGCGTTCACTAATTATTAACCGCTCCATCATTATTGGTTCCTTATCCATTACTTCCCATTTTTTAGGGTCAAGGAAGTATCGCTTGGTATCTACAATCCAATTAGGTTGGATTGTTTCTAGGATAATGCGGTCGAACCCTTGGCCGAATATACAATGTGCATCGGTACGCATTAGGTACTTACCTTGGGCAGCTCTCACCCCTGCATTAATCGCCCCCCTCATACCTACTTGCTTGGGTAAAAGTACGGGTTTAACTCTGGGGTCAGTAAACTCCTCCGTTGGGAGGCACCCATCGAACACAGGAATAACTTCAACGTTGGTTTCAAACTTATTCAGAATATCTGTAACAGTCGGGTAGATGTAGGGATCTTTAAAGACTGGAGATATTACTGATATATCGATCATACTCTGAGTAGCCAGCCACCATTAGTGACCCCGTAGAGAAACTCTTTATGAAGGTCAACCTTTTTGAAGGCTTTGGTGTTAGAGAGGTACCAATCACGAGCTTCACCTGGGCCGTACAAGCCTCGGTCTACATAGCAATCTTCAAGGACAAAGTATTGGCCAGGCGTGGTTAGCTTGGCATAGTGGTGAAGTTCCCACTTTACTTGTTTGCGGTGATGGTTTCCATCGACTACAAACATAGTCTTTTTGTCTTTGACTAGCTCTTTAACTTGGTTGACTATATCCTCACTAATCGAATCACCAATTAGGTACGTAATACGAGGGTCTTTATTTTCGACCTCATCAACCACGTTAATAGTGACCACCTTACCTCCCCACTCATCCATTTGATCTTGAAACCATAGCGTCGCGCCACCGAAGCGAGTTCCTATCTCAACTAATACTTCAGGCTTTTTCTCCCATAAGACATGGTGATACATCCATAAATCATTTGGGAACTTCTGTATTTTTATACCCTTGTACTTCGGGTAGTGCATCCTACGATGAATATGCTTATAGAGATGACTCCACATCTCACTATGTTCTGGTATTTCCATATAATCTTCCCACCCTGGAGGGGCGAATTTATCTAATAACCAACTGAATTTACGTTTTTGTTTGGGCCATTTGTTCTGTAGCCAGATACTTTCTGCATGTAGCCTGGCCTTGTTGATGTCACTTTGTTTTATTTTATAAGGGAAGCCTGGACCACTCCCGCCACGAAACCAGTGAGAGAACCAAGTTTTCTTATTGACTACTAGTCTACCACCTGAGAGCCACGCTTTACATGCCCACTCAATACCTTCTGATCCCCAACCTCCATGACCTTCATCACACCCCCCTAAATCCCAGAAGGTCTTCAGGGACATATACCGACATGGACCCATACACCCCATCGTATCGTCAATAAGTTCTGGTCTACGGTGCATTTCTTTAAATTGATCCCCTCCATAATACAAAGATCGTAACTCACCATCTTTCCACCCAATATACATGTAGTCAGTTTTCTTATGGAGTTTTGGCTTCCACGTCTCTATATCAAGGTTATACATTCTAGGGATGACTACCCACCCTTCCTCATAGTCGGCAGCTAGTTTCACGTCAAACCCTTTATCGACGGCACAGTGAGCATCTAATTTCATTACATACTTTCCCTTGGCTTTTTTCGCCAAGAAGTTAATGGCCTGACGTTGGCCCATTCCCTTCTCATCGTGAAAAAAAATAACCCGATCGTCACCGATTTCAATTGGTGGATCAGGTAGGTATCCGTCTAGCATGACTAACACTTCAATTTTGCCTTCAGCATTAGCTAAGACATCACGAATCGTCTGTTCGAGATACTTCTCGTTTTTAGCGGGTATGAGTACACTCAGCATGTTAATCCACTAGAATTGCAGACAAAGATATGTCCGCAAATGTGACGTTCCTGTTAGTCCCAGAATCAGTTAACGCCCACAATTCAATCGTATCATTAGCGGTTAAATTAACCAACCCAGAAATAGTGATTGCTCCGATGTCTGTCCCAGATGCAAGTGTTCTATCAGCATGTACATTTTGAAATTCAGTAGCTCCATTATTTTTCCAGATACTTATAGAAACTCCGTGGGAAGCTCCCGCATTATTCTGAAGAGACATAGAACAGGTAACTTCATAGACACCAGTAGTACCAATCGTTATATGGTCATTAGTATGGTCGGGAGTTGAATCAGTAGATTGGCCATTAGTATCAAAATCAGTTATTTGTACTTTTGCAGCTGAGTTTAACGTTACTGGAGTTGTATTGTTATACACCGATATTTCGGCGTAAGAGGCGATAACAGCATCCGTATCTATCCAGATATCCCCCTGTTTCTGCCCAGTTGGTTCTTCAGCTTGTACATAAATAAATGGGGTTCTCCCTGCGTCACTGGTACCACTTACCTTGAGGTCAACATCTGCTCGGATACCCATTGCTAACTTCCTAAAGTCAGGCATCCCCAAGGTGTTGATGTTGTGTTCAAATAGTTCAGCAAAGAGATTGCGGGACCAATCCTCTATCTTCTGCATATCGACTGGATCTGGAATCTTGATGGAATCAATTCGTTCTTCTAGGTAGGCAACCGTAGTCTCTGGAATGTCCTCGCCATCACGCCCATCTCTCCCGTCCCGTCCATCTTTCCCTTTGGGTCCACGGTCACCTTTATCACCTTTCGGTCCACGATCACCCTTGTCTCCTTTCTCTCCTCGATCACCTTGCGGACCACGTTCCCCAACTTGTCCTTTAATTTCAAGGACTTTATCAACAACAGCTTTCAGTTCATCCGCAGTTTTTACTTTGGTTTGTTTTCTTTCGGCTGCGAAGTCTGCTTTGGCAGCTCGGTATTCTTCTAAGGTAAAACCTTTTTTTGCCAAGGTCGCTTCCCGTACCCGATTAATTAATTCGTCATACTGAGGAGATGTGATGTCAATTCCATCAATTAAAGCCTGTTCTTGGATTTTGGCAAAAACAGTTTTAAGCAGACGCATTACTTTCTTGAGTTCTGCTGTTGTCATATATGAATTATATCATCTGATTTCTAAGTACTTTTTGTACACCGCTTTGGTTATGAGTTTACCTTCTTTTAATTCACTAAGTTTTTTGCTTAGTTCTTCACCTTCCAAACCAACAGTTAGTTCAACTACCATCGTTGCCCTCGCTACTTCTTTAGATTTTTCTACGATTTTATCTATTGCTTTTGCTCTATCACTATCGTCTGCATTAGCATACGCTTCATTGGCAATTAACGCCGTTACTTTTTGATCAATTAACGTGCCTGTAATTTGCCACAACCGTGTATTTTCAGGAGCTGATAACACTTCATACCCATTTTTATTTCCTAATGCAGTTGGTGATACTCGGAACCCTTCATCATGGAGTCGTCTAAATTCTATGGTGACAGGAGTTTCCATTGTCTTAGAAGGTCGAGTAGGATCAAACATTACTTCTACCACATTACCAGCCCTCTCTACTGGGTAGCCAAGGATGTTGACTCTAGGTTCAAGATTTTTTCTTAGACCTGGGATTCTACTCTTGACTCTGGTTCCAATAGTTTCGATCAAAGAAGGAGCTGACGTTCTTCTTTCTTCAGGATCAGTTGCCCTTGCTACATCTGAAATGATAGTTGGGACAAAGGAGGCAATCAAACCTGGGAGATAACTTTTTGCGTAACGTTCTGGGTTAGAAATTGCATTGATAGCATCTTCGAGTCCAGTAAGGAAAGGGAGTTCAAGAAATGCTTTCCCTGCTGTTGCAAATGCCTTAACTGCTGCATCAGTTGGTCCCCCTTCAGTTTCTAATGCTTGCTGGAGCAACCCTCCTGCTTGAACCACCACCCCAGCTGGACCAAGCACTAACGGACTACGCCATTTATCATCAACAAGAATATATCCATTTTTAACTCCCTCAGCTTCTTGTAACTTTTGTTCTTTCTCATCACCCACTGGGTAGGCTGGAGCTACGCGGTCATTTTTAGCCAGCTCCATACCGATGGTAAGAAGGGCAGTACCAGACAAACCCCTACCTAGACCTTGTGAAAAATCACGTTGGTTAAATCTACCCTTACCAATATTCCTGATGATAGACGCTGCTGCGCCTACTGGTGAATACGCTATCGCTTGCATAGCAACCGCAGATGGGGTTCTCCCGAACGGGATGATAAATTCTCCTACACCTCCAAACCAAGTCTGTACTTGACGAGCAGCTCGCCCTGCTGCGGTGTCATTAATAAAGACCGCTGTAGCAGCATCCGAAACTCCTGCCCGCAACATATCTTCAGTAGGATTTTCAGCTAGTTTATAGGCTTCTTCCACCATTTGTTTACCCTTGAGTCCTTTGTTTTTAGCAACTGCCAGTGACTGATCCATTAAAGACCGAGCTAATGTAGCGTAATAGAAAGGTTGGTCACCGACAGCTAAAGCTCGAAAGACTGTATCGGTGTACACTTGAAATACTTTTGCAACCTTACCTTTACCAAAGTTAACTCGTTTGTAATCAATTTTGGCTCCAACATTTCTTTCATCAAAACCAGTCGCAAAGTAACGAACCCCCTTTATTGATCCCTCTTTGATTCCATCAAACGCTCTACGCACAGTGAGAGTTTTCGTTCTTTCCCCTGTAAATAATGCAGCTGCACTGTCAACGACGGCTGCGGGGGCATCCTTGGCAATTTCTGAGGCAAAGTGTGTAAGGTTTGAAAACAAGTTAAGTCCAGAAGTTTTGATACCTGTGAGTAACCCTGCTTTCCAAGTAGCAACTGCTTTTTTTATAAAGGGGGTAGGAACTAAATCAGAAATGTAATCTTGCAGTTTCTGCCAACGCTTGGCTTTGTCTAAACCATCAGGTAATGCCAAGATCTCTTTTGATTGATTTAAGATGTAGGCTGATTGTTCCCCTGTGAGTTCTGGAATTTTTCTGCCAGGATTTTTAATATTAAATTTTTGGATCTCTTTGGCAGCAAAACGTAACTGTCCCTCTGGGGTTAACCGCCCTAGGATAGATGCAGCTTGGATTGTTCTACCCACTTCAGTTAACCGAGTAGCTAAGTCATTAGCAATAGTAGCTACTTTGTCTTCTAATGAAGCCCTGCGTAACAGATCAGTTTCTGCTGCAATATCATCTCCTAATTTTTTAATAAGTTCTGATCCTAAAGCTACAGTTCGGTCACTTAATGGTTCTTCTCGTACTATTCTCTCCGCTTCAAAAGCGTTTTCACTAACTAAATTCCTAGCCTTAATTGCAAGAGGATTAGTAGCTCTGGGGACATATTGACCACCCAACTTCTCAGCGGTGGGGACCACTTTTCTAGCTGAAGTAACGTACCCTCGTTCTCTGGTAAGACGGGTACTAATACTGTCACTTATTTTTTTAGCAGCTTGTTTACTAACTGGGGATTCTTTGATTGCTAAGTTAATTACTTTAGCAATCGTATTGGGGTCACTAATCTTAGTTAACCGTGGCGCAAATTTATTGACCACTCCTTCTGAGAGGTCTAAGCCAGACTCTCGTAAAAACACTTTCACTGCATCTTCTGACGTTTCCTTGGAAATTCGATTGATTAGTGCTTTTCCTGTTCTCCTAAACACAGCCCCTGTTCTACCAACAACTCCAAAAGGATCTACTGGAGTTTGACTAAGAAATTGCTCAAGCGTTGCAGCTCCTGGACCCATAGCCCCGATTCTACGATCAATTTCTTGACCAAGCTCAGGCGTAAAGCGCAAAGATTGCTGCGCCTCCTGTTGCATCCTTTCAAACTCTTCAGCTCTGGAAGGCAATAAAAATCGTCTAGTAGCTCCAGCTGCTGACGATATGGTTCCAGGAATTTCACGTAATACATCCCTAGTTCTTACATCAGGAGTAGGTTCAAAAAAGTTTTTTACATAGTCTGAAACAGCCATTATAGTTCATCAAAACCTGGTAATTCACTTCCCCCTCCAGTTGTGGCAGGAGCAGTACCACCTTGCATTACTTGATCTCTATACTTAATCCATTCTTCCTTTACGACTGAAGGTAAAATGCTTTGCTTCCAAGCGTCTTGTAAATATTCTACGTACCACTCTGGCGGTTCATCTGAGCCAAATCCTTGAGCGTATAATTCATCTCTTACTTTTGCAGCTTCAGTTGGGGTTAACGCAGTCAGAGAAGTAAAGCCGTCTAAGACTTGTTGAGTCCTACTAGAAAGAGTGAACCCACCACCTGCACCACCCGACCCACCAGCTACTTGTGGTGGAACTAACCCTGCTTTACGGTACGCTTCATCTAACGTGTCATTGTAAATATCAATCCCTGCACTTGGGTATTCCAACATTAAATTGCCAATTGCCTCCTTATCAGCTCGGTCTTGCTCGTATTCAATTTGAGCCAAGGCCATTGACGCATTGTAGGCTTCTGTGTAAATAGATTGAATCCGACTAAAGTTGTCTTCATTCTCTTGAGCAACCAGCGCATACATATCGTACTGGAACTTTGTCTCAGCTGTCGCATCATCTACCGCTTGGTTAATGTACTTCTGAGCTTCAGCAAAATTACCCTGTTGTGCTTGTAGGATTGCTGCTTTGGCATTGATCTCAGCTGACAGACGATTGAGTTTAGGCGCAGCATTTCTTTCAATCTGAGCTACCTGATTATTTATGAAATTGTTACTCGCTAGTTTGTCTTGGGTCTGAGCAATTTGCTGGTCTTTTGCTTCCACCGTTCGGTTGTATTCATTAGAGAGAGATTCAATCTCCTTAAACCCTCTTTCCTGAGCAGCATAATATTCACCAAAATCAAATCCTGAATCTGCTATCGCTTGCTCTCTCGCTTCAGCGGGGCTAGTGACATTATCAAGGAAACTTTGCAATAAACCAGATTTTTCTTCCTGTCGGGTTTGTTCTGCTGCTAACTTTTGATTATAGAAATCTTGGGCAACCGCTGCTTGACCCTGTAATCCTGCCGTTCCCGCAGTCGCAAAGGAAATATCTCCAGAAGGTGGAGTAATAGAAGGAATGTTGGTCGGTTGGTAGAACGGACTGACCTGACCAATATTTGTTGGCGCAGTCGTTCTCGGTAGAGAGGCTTGGTATTGCCTCCGTACTTCATCCCGTATAAAAGGCTGACTGGCTATCTCTTGCATCCGTTGTTGATCGGGAGCTGGGGTAGTAGGATCATAGGCTGAACCAAGTAATGCTTTTGCTCTCGCCACTGTGTCTTCTACTGTTTCTTGTCCCGCAGATGTTCGGGTAGTTGTGCCACTAGTAGCATCCCTAGCAGCGTAAGCTGCTTCTAAAGAAGGATATTCTTGACCATTATATCGAATAACCCGAGTCTTAGATCCACCACTAGAAGTTTGGGTAGAACCAGAAGTTGAACCTGTGTTAGACGTGGTTGTCTTTAAAGAACCGCCACCATCTACGGCGTAACCCTGACCAACAAGTCTTTTGTAAGTATCTGAACCTACAGTCACTCGTCTAAAGGACCCATCTTTAATTAAATTAACCTTGGCCATATAATTTAATTATAACATTAGAACACAGTGACAATTATTTTACCGTCTCCACCTGCACCTGAAACCTTCGCTGAAGCACCTGTGCCACCACCTCCACCACTTGGGAAAAATCCATCTTGACCTACATCACTTATACTCCCTGTACCCCCATTACCTCCAAATGTAGAAACGCCACCATTACCACCGCTTCCACCGCCACCACCTCCGCCGTACAAAGAAGTTCCTCCTGCTGCGGTTGCACCACCACCACCACCGCCACCATAAGCAGAACCGCCACCAACGAAAGTATTATCACCCCCACCGCCTCCGCCAAAATTAGAGTCCCCACCTGCTGCGCCATTTCCACCATCTCCGCCACTTGGACCGCCACCATTTCCTCCTGTGGCTCCTCCTGCTGAACCTGCTGAACTACTACCTCCACCGCCACCACCTCCCCCTGATGAAGTAGTTGTTCCTGCACCACCACCATACGCAGTTGCATAAGAACCAAAGGTAGTGGTTCCCCCAACATTCCCATTTCCATTTGTTACAGCTACTCCACCACTTCCTATAGTGATAGTTTCAGTTGCTCCTAAATCAGTTAGGGTTAGCCATGTCTCAACATACGCTCCTCCCCCACCTCCTGTCCCATCTCCTCCTGAAGCACCTGAACCCCCACCTCCCCATAGTTGAATAAAAACAGCCCCGCCACTAGAAGGTTTTGTCCACGTTCCATCAGCGGTAAACGTTTGGACATCAGGAATGTTTCTGATTTCTAAAGAGGCAAATTCAGCGTTACCATTGGAGTCAATTTTCCAACCCGTAGAACCTTCAATATAGTTTGTTGATTGAAGTGGTCGGTTCATGGCTGAAAGACCAGAACCACGAGAAATAAGATTATTGTTTACATCAATAACCTCATCCCACGTTGCTTCTTCAATTGGATTGATGTCGTCTAAGTCTCGGTCATCATCATCATCGTAAACAACATTAATGTTCTGAATCGCCATACACCTTAATTGATTTAATCCTTACTGGGACAGTGGTAGATCCATTAGCATAATCGACCTCTATGCGGAAATCACACGTCAACTTCTTAATGGGGTACCTGGCACAATTGGCTGCTCCTAATTTAGCAAATGATATTTTGTCAGAATATAACGCTTGTCCTTTACTGTCCCGCAATACCCAATCAACAACTGCCCCAGAAGTTAGTTTTTCAAACGTAAACACAACATTGTCAATCATTGAAAGAGTTGACTCACCTGAGACATCATACGTTATGGAGTACCACCGTGAGTCAGTGTCATACCCACTAGTATTAAACTTAGCCAACTGGTAGTCAGTGCCAGAATTAGTAGCAACCAACGGCAATCCAAATGGATTGGCCATTCCCCCAACTGTTCCATTAAGCCCACAATCAGCGTAGTCAAAGAATCTTACTGGCAAATCAGGATGGCCAGACCCAAACGCGTAAATTGCATCCAGACTAATAAAGAGAATAAAATCTTTATAGTCTGTTAACTGATAGTATTGAGGTAAATTAGACACCCCAGCTTGCGCAACTGGAAAGATAGATGACCCACTAATGTAGGCCATGAAGTACTTTGCGATGGCTGAATCTAAATAAGCAAAAAATACTACTCCATTCTTGACTATTGACCCCCCGACTCGGCCAGGTATAGGAGTCTCTGACTCCCAAGAATTAGTAGTTCCATCCCAAATGTACAGAGCTGATAAATTTCTGTTGTTCCCCGAAAGATTTGTTTTGTTGGCAAAAACCCACAAGCGATCCGTATTCCAAGCGATACTCTGCACTTCGGTACCAGCTGGTAAATCCAAGGCTTGTGGAATAAACGTGGTCCCATCATACGATGCTACATACCGCCCATTAGCAATGTACATAACATCGTTCCCTCCCACAATCATTTGGTGGGGCGCATCTTGTAGAGCAGCTGCCCCACTAGGCACCGTTGATCCCCAATCATCATCAAAGGTACTGGAGAGATCATACTTACCAATATCACCAGCTGAACCAGAATGATTATAGGAGTAGTAGAGATTACCACCATACTCCACCACATCTTCTCCATCTTCATTAGTCACCGCAGCTTTATCAATCGTATGTGGCCAACTCCCAGCGTTGGTCACCGCAGTAGAAGTAATTTGGTGGAGGAGGTTGTCACCAATTCCATAGGTAGTATCTGACGTTACTGGTTGTTCCAAAATAGAGCGGATTAGTTTGGTGACCGCTCCATCCTCGTCACCATTGGTAAGGACAGTTAACGCAGGACCAGCTTGCATGTAGCCAGGGTTCGTTAAATCCATCGCTTCCATTTTGGCAGCTTGGTTGGTATTACCGTAGGAAGGGTAGTCTTCGTTTTGGTAATTTGGAGCCAGTCCCCCTAAAAAGTTGTCTATTTTAACTGACCATTTAGCCATAATTATGTGTAGTTACGCCCAGGCTCACGTATAATTTCTCCACTTCTTTCTGCCTCCTGGTTTTACTTTTGTTTTTATCTCTGGAGCCCGCTTGGAATAGAACCTGGTCATACCTTGTTCTAACCTATCTTTTTGCACAATCAGAAACTGTCTTTGACGATCATCTTGAGTGAAATCAATGGCAGCTGCGTATGACAAAATACGATGGTACGGGGTAGCAAACCCTGGTGTAGTAGTGGTTGCTGTTACCGCTAATCCAGTAACGTCTCGATCCATGTAAAGCTGGAGCCCAGCTGCTAACGTTACATACCCAGACGCTGGGGCTGGGTAAAGAAGAATTGAACGACCAATCAAACGATAGTAAAGAGGAGTTCCAGCTTGACCCCCTAAAAATTCAGGTAGCCCAGTAGTGACCTCTTGTTCATCAAGAGGATTCAGTTTTATGTAATTACCAGCACTGTCTAATACTTCTAAGCGGTTGACTCTTTGGGCGGTTGAAGGTAACCGATAATCATTTTGATTATTTATTAAATCGGTGGTTGCCCTCGGTAAATTAGCTGCATTGGAATCATCGTATCGCCACCCACCATCACTTTCCCAAATCAAACGAGCCACATCTTGATACGCGATGTTCATGTTTCTTCGCTTGTCAGCGACTGGGTATGAAGCAGACGTAGAACCGCACAAAAAGTCTACATCATTATCTAACTCGGATACTGTCATGTGATAATTATATCACGTGCTTTTTGGCGATGACTCTCACTAAATGAGGGTCTTCTCCTTGATACGGGGAAAGCCCCTTTCTTTCTATAAAACGGATTACTTCAAATCCATGATCGTCTAAGTCCCGAGCTAACTTTTTGGTATCCACTAACCACCGCTTGTGCGCCCCATGAGTATTTTTTGGTTTATCTTTAGTCGTCCTGGCTTCAATAAAGAGCATGTTCTTGGTCCACTCCAATATCTTCTGTTGTGTCTCTGGGGGAACTGCGTGCCAAAAGAAACGAGCATACACATTGTCAGGAGCCTCATTTTCCTCCATGTATTTTTCCACGTCTTGTTTAATGATGAACTCAGCTTCATATGAAGCATCTACTCCATGAGCGGGGATTCCATTCTTTTTGAAGAGATATAAATCTCTCCCATCCCCACACCCCAAATCAACAGTGGGGCCTTGTATATGGTGGAGACAGTATAAAGCAAATGAACTTGGGTCAGTAAAGTGGTGGTGCTTATAATTCTCCTCCCAAAATTTCTTGTTTTTTAGACGGGTGGGTTTCGAGGTACTGCTTCGCGTGTTTCCCTTTGATCGGCTTGCGCCAGTCTTTGCCGTAGACATATTCTAAGTATTCTTTAATTGGATGGGGAGTAATAAATGTCTCCCCCTTAAATGTAATTTTGCCAGGTTTGTCAAAAAACTTGGCAGGACATGATATTAATGGCCACCCTTTGTATTTAGGAATACACACCATATCCCTGTCGTGTATATCACACGGTTCTTCCTTGAAGAAAAACAACGTGGTTCTAATACGTTTTTGGCAGACAATAATGCCACTTTCCCCATCCCCGTTATACCCCATTTCAGCTGGCTCCATGCGGTCATACACTCGAAACGAGATCGGTTGGCCAGTAAAGCCCAGATCATACAGTTTCCACCCAATCGCCTTTCTGGTTTTGTGATCAATTGGTTCTGTAATACACAGATCAATATCATCATCGTAAGGAATAAAATCCCCATCTCGATAAATACCGAGTAAAGCTCCATACGTGAGAAATATTGGGACTCCAAAGTGGTCAAACACTTTCTTTATTTCAAACATATCTGCCTTGGCAGCTTCTGATGTTATTTCTTCTGGAAGAGGTTCCATTGTAAAGTTGTATCTTCTTTAATGTCTTGTAACGCTTTGCGACCAAGTAGTTTGAGATAATCTCGAGGAGCAATACCTGTTCCTGGGCGTTTATAGGTTAACATTTCCATCGTTACTTCGTCTCCTTTTTTAATGTCAAAAGCTGACACAATGCTTCTTTTGTCGTACTTTCTGGTTTCTTTTTCAGACGGGAAAACTGATCGGAAATTATGTCCTTTTAGCTCTTCGATTTTTCTGACTGTATCAACGATATCTTTTAATTCAACTGGGTCAACACTCAGCCAATGATCTGCCGATTCCCCTAACGTCTTATCGACGGTGTAGTGCTTCTCAATGACTACCGCCCCTACCGCACTAGCTACAACAGTTGGGAACACTCCTAATGTGTGGTCAGAGATTCCAATTGGATGCCAAGGAAACTCTTTTTTTAACGTTTGGATTACATTAAGGTTTGCATCACTATCTTTTGTTGGGTAACAAAGATTACAATGGAGAATAACAATTTGGTCATTACCTGCCCGTTCTATTGTTCTCACCGCCTCTTTAATCTCACCTAGTTCTGATGCCCCAGTGGAAAGGATGATTGGTTTCCCAAAACGAGCCACGTATTCCAAGAAGGGTAAGGTACTCATGTCTGAGGAGGCGATTTTAAACGCCTTCATTCCCATGTCATTCAGCTTTTTAGCTGCTTCAAATGAAAAAGGAGTAGACAAAAACTCTATTCCCAACTCTTCACAATATTTTATTAATTCTGGGTATGCCTCATACGGTAATCCTTTCAATGCTTTGTAGGCATCGTATTGTGTTTCATGTTGTTTATCACCCTCCCATTCCCAAAACTTTGGAGTTCCTTTTACCACTAACTCATCTGCGGTATAGGTCTGGAACTTAATTGCATCAGCACCCGCTTCAGCGGCTTTTCTAATTCCTTCTTTAGCCCGCTCAATTGAACCGTTATGATTCACCCCAAACTCAGCTATCACATAGGTTTTTTCACCTATTGTTTTATTTCCTATTTTCATCAACAAATGATTCCCACCGTTTACGTTCTTCTTCATCATTAGTCATGTTTGTATCGTGTTGACGATACCGATAAAGAGGAAGGGGGAGGTGGTACCCATTAAAGTTTTTAATGTACCGTTTGAGTAGATCGTAGTCTTCAGCATTTCTGAGTTTCTCATCATACAGGCCAATGGCCTCCAGATAGCTCTTGCGGAACATGATACCAGCACCATGTCTATACAACAAGTCAAGGGTATTGAGATTCCCCCGACCAATTACGTGTTCTTTATCATTCACTTTAAGGTGATCTGTGTAGACAAACCCAATATCTTTATTCCACTCTAAGATTTGGGACAAAAACAAAAAGGTATTCTGGTTCACATAATCATCTGAATCGACCCGAATAATGTATTCACCTGTCGCTTTGCGTATACCCTCGTTACTGGCAGCTGCCACCCCCACGTTCTTTGGTAACAACACTGGTACTACTGGCATCGTTTGAATAACTGCCCGACTATCATCGGTTGAACAATCATCAACAACTATAACTTCAACATCTTTGAGAGACTGATTTAGGCAGCTGCGAATGGCTCTACCCAAATACATTCCATTGTTGTAATTTGTAATTATGACTGAGACTGACATAGAGCTTGATCGTAAGATTCCTGAGTTTCAATTTCAATTGAACTATCGACAATTAGTACATCTGGATTTGGACGATAGGGATCTGGATAATTTCGAATCCTCTCTACCGAGAGCCCACGAATAGAACCATATATGGGATTGTGTTGGGCGTGGTACTCATCACCATGCACCATCGGTTTGCAGGTCATTACTTCCTGTGCGCCCCCCTCCACCAACCGTTTGGTTAGGGCAATGAGGTTCTTCTCAAGAGTAGGGTTGTTGGCATGAACGGCAACCACTCCTGTCACATTTGTAGGCATGTGTTCAATAGCGTGTTGGTAGACGGGAATATCAGGAGTTTCACCAATCAGATCATCCCCACGTTTAATTCCTTTAGCCCCGTGTAATCGAGCCATATTAAGGATAGATTCACTGTCTGAACTGACATACGTCATGTCAAATATATCCACGCACTTCAAGACGTTCCAGACAAACATTGGCTTGCCGTTAAAGTCTTTAGTATTCTTCCCTGGCAATCTCTTGGAAGTCTCCTTGACTAACAATAGGCCAGCGACCAACGGCTCCTCCTTCGACAAGTTTTTCGATGAAATCATAGGTATGTTCAAAGTTAAGTCCAAACTCTACACATAAATCCGTAAATGCTCTTTCACCGTCCATTGAATAAATCAAGTAGTCCCAAGAGAGATTCAATTGCTTTCCAGGAGTTTGGATTCCATACTTGCTACGGAACAATGGGCCAGTAAACATTTTCTGGGGAATGAAGTCTTTTTCGTAGTACTCAATAGTTTTTAAGACAAACCGTTGGGCTTTCTCTATCATTTTGTAATCAATCTTCTCTGGGGTATCAGCTGACGTATGGTACTCATCATACGGATAAGAGGTAAGTAGAATCCCTGGGACACCAATGGCGGGATCGTTAAAGGCATACTCATCTGAACCAATCGTGCTACGGAAGATACCTTGTCGGTAGCCTTCCCCCATTCCCCGCAACGCTAAGTGAGCAGCTGCGTTGACTCGGTGAGAAGTGTCAAACGATTTTTGGAAGAGGAATCCTTCCTCATTTGAATTACCCACAATGTCTAAGGCAATTACGAACGACACATTGTCTAAGTTCTGCGTAGCAACATACGCATTACTCCCAATTGTTTCTGGGCAGAAGACTAATTTGATGGTGTGTTCAAACGAGAGTGGTTTGATCTTCTTTACTAAATCGACTAAGGCAGCGACTCCTGAGAGGTTGTCATTCGCTTGGAATGGGTGGTCAAGGTGAGCAAACAACAAAATCTCTTTGTCGGTCTTTCCCAGAATGGTATGGGTAGCTACTTTCATTACCCCAGGTTTGTATTCAGTATCAATGAAGACTTCATACTCTCCTTCTTTGAGAGCTTGTTTTGTCACCCCATCCTTACCCTTTTTAAAGACCTTGTTCCAAGGAATAGAGAACCCCCAGTCCTTCTCATAGAACTTAAACTCATACAACGTATCATCTGGTCGATGATCAGCTACATGAAGATGTTCAGCTAGTTCATCCCTAGTTACCATTCCTTTAAACGGAAGTGACCCCACCACTAAAGAGAGGGGTTGTTTCTTGTAGTCCAGTATCTTTTTACCTTTGTATTTTACCCAAGCATCTCGGACTACCCACTCTTCAGGTACGGTCCAATTACCGACTTCAGTGCCAGAAGGAAACTCCAACACATCTAAGTTAATGAGTTGTTTGAGGTACTCCAGGGCATTGTCATATCCTTCCCCAACAAACCACGATTCATCGGGTAGAGGTCTTCAATTATTTGTTTCATAGTTCAGTGATAAACACCCACCAGATACTGTCGGGGATTTCTCTTTTTTCCCCGTCTAGTGAGTTAATTAAGTTAGTAAGAGAAGGTCTAACAGTATGGCCAAAAACGAAGGTTCCTTTGGTTCCCTCATACTTCGCTTTGAGATACACCCCCATTGCATCTTTACTCCAGAGGAAGTACACATCTGCTTTGGGTAATGGTTGAAACCAAGAACTACTGTGAAGCACTTCAAACCCTTTTGCTGCTGCTGCATAAGCCCAGGCTTCTTCCTCTTCTATCCCAATCACGTGTTTGGCGTGTTTGGCAAGAGACTCCATAAAGGTTCCTTCGCCACAGCCCACGTCACACACTACTTTGTCCTTTATGACATCCGAGATTAGGTCTGCTACTTCTGGTGGGGTAACCCCTTCAAGTGGCCTCATTGTAGAATGACTTTAATTATTTCATCAACAGGATTGTCTATATTGGTCCCCCCATCTAAGACACCGATTTCTTGTCTTTGCTGTCTTAGAAGTTCTGGGTTGTTGATGTGTCTTTTAATTGTGTCCCCTAGTTTGTCCATGTCCTTTTCCATAGCACACCCTGGAGAATATTCTCGTTGGTACTCTTTGTACCGTGCATCACCCGCACACGCTTTCGGTACCCAGATATCAGCAATGATTACTGGAATATCCATGACTTCAGCGAGGAGTTCAAAGGTACTCTCTGAAATAGCCACTACCGCATCAGCTTTCTGCAACACTTGGTAGCAAATATTCAAGTGACCAGGCAACTGACGGTTAGAGGCAATTGGGTTGTCGTACTCACTCGGGTTGTGTTCCCCTTCGAGGATCTTGGTCACCACGTTTATGTCAGGCACCTTGCGTAAGGCTCCTGCCACAATTAAATTCTCCATTACATCAACATCCCAATGTTCAGGAGAAAAGACCACATTAATTCCATCATGTTCTAAGCGAGGTTTTACTCCCTTCACAATTGGCGTTCCCGTCACAAAAATCTTTTCAGAGGGTACACCACATGATTCTAGTCGTTTACGATCATTTTCTCCCCAAACACAGACCCGATCAGAGACGAGTTCCTCGTTAAAAGGAGGGAAGATGCGGGAAGTTCCTCGTCTTCCATGTTGCATCAAGATCACAGGAATCCCTGCCTTTTGAAACTCCCGAATCTGATCCTTCCAGCCACCCAACTCTGTTTCTTGCCAAACCACTATTCTGTCTGCTTGCTTCCAGTTAATAAGGGTGCCGTCAGGTTTGCGGTGGTTCATTAGCTCATGCCCACGATTGGTTAGTTCCGCGATTACCTCATCTAAGATATTGTTGAAGTCAAAAGCCAGGATTTTCATCGTTCTTGATTCCTTACCTTCAGACCTCCTGGCCGTTGACACGCTAATTCCCAATCAATGCCGATAGCCTCAAGAGAACGATGTTTTTTCACCCAGTCTTGCTGTTCCTTTAGTTTCTTCTTTCGCAGATCAGGATATAAGATTAACTTCTCTAACTTGTTATACCAATCCTTATGAGTGTTTTTGACGAGATAATTTACCTCATCTTTATACGGAAGCACATCTGAAGCGACTGTCATAGTTCCTACCGCAGCGTACTCGTAGAATTTAATGTTGGATTTTCCACGGTTAAATTCAGTGTCTTCAAGTGGAGCCAGGCCAATGTCTAGGTCGCACATGCGTAGGGTCCGAGGATGGAGTTCTGGTGGCATAAACGGCACGTGCCACATTCTGGTTCCTTCTAATTGTTTGTAGAAGTCTATTGCTGCCTGGTGATACTTCCGTTTTTCAGGTTGGAAGTTATGAGCCAGAATTTTATTGTAGGTATAGATGGCAGATTCTAATGGTTCCCCCGTTAATCCATAAATAGTAAAGAGAAAGTCATACTTCTTATTCAACTCAGCAATCACCTCACCAATTAATTGAAGGTCCTTCCAGTGGGACGCGGCCCCCATGTACCCGATCTTTAGCGTATCTGCATTGTCGTGTGGACGTTCTAGATATTCATCAAACGGAATCCCATTAGGACAGAAGAACCCGTCTTTCTTGAAGTGTTTTCTAAACTTCTTTAGGAGGACATGGGAAGGGGAAATCACCGCATCGGCTACGTTGATCATGCCTTCGTATTGATCTTTGTGGGCATTTGAGACAAGAACTGAAGGATTATCATCAGCTACTGACCAAAAATCATCATCCATGTCATACAATACGCGCTTACCGCGTTTTTTGTAGTCCTCCATGAACTTAATTGGAGTGTACTGAGTAGGGTATGACCTACCAAAAATGACCACATCTGGCCATTCCATAAGTTCTTCAGGTATTTCATTACCAATTGCTACTTGCTTTACCGCATGACCACGTTTGCCCAGCGCTAAAGATGGAGATTCGCACCGATGGGACCAGATACCTGACATAAATGCCATCTGGCTATCGAGCATAAATAAAATTTTCATTTCACTTTTCTTAGAAATTCTATTAATTTAGTCTGCTCTCTTTGCCTTCCTTGGTTTTCAGATAAAGATTTACGACCCTGTTTAAGAAATTCTTCTGAACCACCCTCAAGAAGATTAGCCGTGGTATATTCCTCCATCAGTTTGTCTACCTCATTTAAGTAAAGGTAACGACTGATGAGTGCCCTTCTCGCTCTAAAGCGATTGAATTTTTGTATTAGATTTTCAAACATAAATTTAAGTTAGTTGTGCCCAGTATGTGCCACTCCCCATACTGAGAAGAGAGTAGCACACAACCAATTCGGTTTAATAGAATCCTGCACCGATTGGCATATTGATTCCTCGTGAGCGGTTCTTGGTGAACACGCTAGAACCATATACCGTCCAGGTAATGAAGTTAGAACCAATCATATCGTCCTTCTTGCGAATTTCGAGAGCTGGTTCAGCCAACATTACTACATCAATGGTGTTTTTCTTACCAAAGTAGACAGATAGACCAGTAGTTGCTGAAAGTCCAGTAGCGGTAACGCCTCCTGCACCTGGTGCAATAGCAGTCATCTTACCTGATGGCAAGTTGTTTGAGATGTACACTTGGAAGCCCATGAAGTCTCCAGCGTAGCCATTTCGCAAGGTTGCGTCAGCTACGTTGAAGCCCACGTTTGCAGCCTTGATCTCGATGTCGGCAGCAATCTTTGGGGTTACAACAGCGCACCAGTCACCTGTCTCTTCAACATTTCGGTTACGAAGCACCTTACGGGCTCCAGCGAAGATGTTGATGATGTTGGCGGTACCTGCAGATACTGGCTTGGCATTTGTTCCGCCAAGAATATCAGCATCGTCTGCTGCAACGAAACCATCTGCACCAGTAACGTTTGCAAAAACGTGCTGGTCGATGACATCCTTGAGCTGGTAGGCAGCCTCAGTAGCTAGTTCACGAGCTTGGTCTACATTCACTGTGAGTGATCGTGGATCATCCACATAGAATGTAACGTGCTTGTACGTTGATACTACAAGAGTATCGAACGCCCAGTCTTGAGCAGTCGCTGTGATGGTAGTACCTGGTGTATAGGTCTGTGCTGAAAGATCACCAAATCGTGGTACGTGTACCGTGTCACCGTATTTAACGGTTTCAGATAGACGTAGGCTGGCAACCTCCATAGCAACAAGACTCTTGTACAACGGTACCTGCACCATAGATGACCATATCTCTGGCTGGATGGCACTTACATCGTTAGTGATAACTTGAGTCATTGATAATTATTATCCTGATATCTTTTTCCCGATATCAACTCGATCTGTTTTTGGACGAGGGGATTTATACAAACCTGCTTCCGTTAAAATCTTTTCTTTCTCTGCTGCGGTAGCGTTTCTCAACCGTTGCTGCAAAGTTTGTGGCTCGTCCTCAACAACCTGAGTTGCGTTCGGACGAAGAGCTGCTTCTTTCTCTAAACGAGTCCGATAGGCTTCATCCCAGAGTTGGAAGTCTTCACTCTCCCTAATGTCCTTGAGTGGTTTGCCCGACAAACGATGCTGTTCAGCAAGGTAAGCTTTCTCTCTCTGGTCAAGGCCGTCAAGAGACGTACTGATGTCGATAAATTCTTCAACAGTACGGGCTGCTTCTTCTACTTGTCCCCCAGTTATAGACTGATTGAGCTTTTTTTCTAAAGCTCTTCTTTCAGCCTCGGCTTTTTCGAACTTATCTCTGAACCGCTCCTTTTGAGCAAGTGCAGATTGTAGTTCTTTGTTGTCTGTAGGAGTAGACTCTTCTACCCCCTCTTCAACAACTTCCTCAGTAGACTCTGGCTCTACTACTTCCGATTCGTTTTGTGGAGTGTCGTTCTCCTTTTCTTCTGGATTCATTTTGAATAGTTTAGTCTATTATTCATTTTTACGGGTTTAGTCCCTTGTACGTGAAAATTATATCACGTGTATTGTGACTTACTTTTTGTTTGTGGAGTTTTGTCCTTTAACATAAAAGACATCACCCGAGTTAACGTCTTGACAGCGTGTTGTCTCCCGACCGTATCTTCCCAAGATGTACACTTGGTCACATCTTTGAGATCCTCCATTTCTTCGTGATACAGCTCTAATAACGCTTCACCGTAGGCTGTCTTTGACAGTTGCTGTAAAAGCATTTGATGCTTTTCTGAAATCATAATGTTTGCATTTGTGGACCTGGGATTTGTTGTCCAAGGGCTGGGGCGGAAACTCCACCACCTGCTCTACCTCGAGCATTTACTTGTTCTTCAGGCGAAGCTACAGTACTTGGAGTGGCAGGAATTGAGTCCAAGTAATCATTCATATTTATACCACCGTCTTCGCCCATCGTGTAGAGGAACTTGCGCTTGATCGGATCTTCTAAGACAGTTGGGTCGGCAGTAATGGCTTGGAGAATGGCAAACAAAGTAGCTGAACGGACTCGGGTATCAATGCTTTCTCCAGTAATATCAATCTCCACATCGTATTTAATATCTTTGTAGAACGACACGGGAACCGTAAGTAACTTTTCGTTGCCCTGCTTGATTGATTCCTGGACGGCAAGACCAATGGCTTCTTTCTCCTCTTCCGTTACAAAGACACCTCCAACTGCAAGGCGGATCACTTCTGTAAAGACAAATTCATTTCTGACCAGTTCCACATATTTATCTAAATCTTGACCAACTAAACGAAGGTGATGCTCGGTAGACATCTCTTTAGAGAACTGCGGGATGATTACTTTGTAGAGCATTTCCTTTACCCGCATCGCGACGTTCTCTTGAATCCCTTCAAAGTAAGAGAGGGTTTGTGAGACTGCGAGTTCAGCTGAACCGAGAGGCGTTCCTGCGGGGAGTCGTTCACCCTGGACCACATCGTATGAAAACGTCAGTTCGTCTCGGTTCCGCATCCACTTGTTCTCGTCTTGATTAAAGAAGGCGAGGTTACGGTCACTCATGTCAATCTGAGTAATCTCGGAGTCAACGTTTATGATCTCACCGTTACGGACATCTGAGAGAAGGTTACGGTTGATCCCCGCATCCCTGGTTTGGAAGACACGAAGGGCTGCCCAGTAGGAGGTCTTGGCTTGCAGGTTAGAGAGTTCATTCTGTCTAATTTGTGGTTCAAACAGAGCTTCAACGACACCAATTCCTAACCACCGACCCGCAGTCTTTTCAGCATGAAATTCCCAGTAGGTATTGGTTAATTTCTCAGGTGAAAATTCTTCGTTACTGAGTTCGACTCCTGCGTGATGGACTTGAATACGACCGTAGTTGTCTAACTCATCAACCCCCACGTCAGCAATGTACACCCGACGGTAGCTCCAGTTATTTTCATCTGTATCGGGGGTCATGTTCAATTCCCCGTATCGTTCATACACCCGAATATGAGAGTGGTCCTTCATCTTGCGAAACTCAGCAATAGTTTCTTCCACCTTAGCTTCTGGCCACTTCATTTCTTTAGCGACTCTACGGAACTGAGGAATGGTGTAGTTGTATTTTTCAATTATGTAACTGGCTGACTCAAGGTCTTCTGCAGATGGATCGACAATAAAGTTACGAAGGTCTACAAAGTACGGTGTCCCGTTAACGATCTTGAGAACGACTGTGCCGTAAATTGGCAGTTCTTTGAAAATACGATTGAGGACTTGACCAAATTGTTTGTCCCGCATCCAGAACTTCAAGTCCCGTTCCATGAACCAGGTCTTTAAGGGGTCACCACCACCGACAGTGAGGAGACGAATATTCTTGGTATCAAAATCAATCGCTTTAGAGAACACCTTACACGGGTTCTTTACAATATTTAAAAAGTATTTGCGATCACCCTCATCGTCAATTGGTCCCGTTTCAAACTTAGAGTTGTAATAGAAGTGGATGGTTCTAATCGTCTCGTACTGTGAGAAACGAAGACCAGGCACGACTTGAATATCTCTCGTTTTGAAAGACTCAAGTTCGTGATTAATTTGACGTAAGGTGGTAACACTCATTTTAACGAATTAAATGTCGTTGTTTTCTCACGGGTATATCTGGATCAAACTCTGGATGAAGTTCTGGAGCTGCTCCAGTGGCGAGGAAATCAACTTTTTCTTCTTTTTTAGCAACCACGTTCTTGGTTACTGTTTTGGTAGTTTTTTTCTTTGTTGGCATACGCAAATATTATACCATTTAGGCATATTGGAATCGTTTTCGATAGACGGGTGCAGCTTTCGCAGCTTCTACTCGTTCCACGCGCTCGGGGCTAAAGTCCCAGTAGGCAAGGAGGGTACTCATCACATCATCATCGTGAAATCCTCTGGCTGCTCCTGCGCCTTGCTTGGTAGCTTCGTTACTCCACATGAACGATTTCATTTCTTCAATAGTTTTGTGATCATATATTTTTGGTATCTCCTGCCGTAGTAATTTTTGAAAGTGATCAATTAACTGACTTTTAGTTTCCCAACTAGTACGGAAGCCTAACTTCTCCGTTTCAATATCGGTCTTGTATTCCAGTTGCCGTCTACGGTAGACTCGTAAATCCCGTATCTCTCTTATCAACGCAGTCCCCGATGAATTACTTTCAGGAACAATCAGGGGCTTGCCATATTTGTAGTACAAAAACTTCACCCGATCAGCTAACGCTTGTATGGGGACTTTGCCATTGAACTTAGCGACCTTCCTACCTTCACTACTAACCACTGAAATAGAGGCAGGGTCGGTGACTCCTTCACTGGGGTCTACTCCAATTCTATACTCCAAGCCAGAGCGAGGTTGTTCATAAATTTCACAGCCTTCCTCATTAGCAATTGGTTGCTTCCGCAGGGCTTCTAACTTTTGAATGTGTTCTTTGGCAAACACTGTCCCCTTCAGTAATACATCAGTTGACCATTCACCCAACACAAACCGTCTGACATACTCATCGTTCATCGATAGTTGTTTACGAATGTAGTCCCCTGGCAAGTGGGGGTTATAGAGCATCGAAGTTTCGTACAACGTAGAGTGACTATGGGGATCATCTTTCCACCCGTCACCAACCCACATCTGTTTTAATTTAAATTGGTGGTAGGCCCAGAAGTTTGCAGGGTTGCAGTCCATGTTCCCCTGACGAAACGGTATATCGGTCCGACGAAGACGACTGTTGAGGACTTCAAACACTTCGTACTCCACCTCTTCCAACTGATCAATAAAGTAGGCACCTAAGTTGAGTGACTTTAATTTCTGTTGGGCCTTCTTTATGTCAGCTATACCACCTGACTGCATGGCATCTAACCCAAATAGAATGATCTGCGAACCATTTGAAAAATTTATTAACCCATCCTTGACTCGATGTTCATACCAACTAGGAGGCATGAGATCAAAGAGTTCAGGTAGTACCGCACGATCAATGTCTGAGAGTGTCTTTCTCCCCAGGAGCACACGGTTACCAGGAAAACATTTACACAACAGTATTAATTTAATATACAAAGCTAAAGACTTCCCTGAACCAAAGCCTCCAGAGTTTAAACAAAAATCAGATGAAAAGTCAGATATAAAATTAGCTTGCGTGGGAATGTACCGTAGGGCGATATCCTCTAAGGTAACTGTTTCTCCTAAATACTCATACTCATCATCCCACCCACTCTTGCGGGCTACTTCAACAAACTCCTCCGTGGTGTAGTTGAATTTAAACTTCTTCCCCTTCAACTCTATCTCCCCGACCTTCTTCCCTTCCAATATCTGTTTACCTAACTTCTCCCAAACAGTCTCATAGTAAGCCATTACTTTCTTCGTCTATCCTTAGCTGCTTTTCGTGCTTCTTGTTCGTATCGTTGTACACGATTCCAGTATGCGTTGCCTGTATCAAGTGTCTTTTTCTTTGTTCCTTTCTTGATTACCTTCTTCGCTCCTGCCTTCCCCGCAGCCTTCATCACTCCTCTCCCAGCTAATCGAGTAACAGCTAGTCCCCCACCAAACACCATGGCAGCGTTAGGCAATTGTTTCACCACTTGTCCAGGAAGTTTCTTAGCTTTCTTCTTTACTCCTTCTATACCTCTTCTCGCATTAAACTTTGGCATGT